GTTCTTATCAACAGAGAATTATTGACTAGATTTAAAGTGTCTGTTAATCCTATTAGACGATTTGTTTTGTCCGATTGGATTAAACGGGCTGAAGCAAATGACGATGATGGTTAATGAAAGGAATAAATTATGCTACTTGATGCAGTCAGAAAACACGCTGAAGGACACATTGCAAAACACAAAGCGAATGTTCTTGTCTATCTAAACAATCCAGCAGGGATTGGAGAACACTCAGACATTATTGATGCCGTAGAACATGAACTTATGGAAATGGCAAAGTATAATGACCAACTAGAAATGCTGGATAAGTATTTCGCAAAAGAAGAACAAACTCAGTATACTCTTTTCTCTTGACATTCCCCTCTAAAGGTGGTATATTTACATAATGAAGTTTTATACACACGTTGCCCAGTGGGGTAATCAATTATTAGTTCGCAGCGTAGAGAACGGTGTTCGTAGTAACCATAAGGTTAAGTATGAACCCACTCTCTATGTTCCTGTTCAAAAAGAAACTGGTTGGAAAACATTGGAAGGCAAGAATGTCAGTCCAATGAAATTCCTTACCATTAAGGAAGCGAAAGATTTCGTTGCACAATACGAAAGTCAACCTCATCTAGTTTATGGGTTGACACAATTCCCCTACACATATATCGCAGAAAAGTATTCCAAACAGATTGAATTTGATAGTTCAATGATGAGGATTATCACGATTGATATTGAGGTGGAGTGTGAAAACGGTTTTCCAAATGCCGATCAGGCACTTGAACCGATGTTATCTATCACCATTAAAAATCACAAGACAGGCCGTATTAAGGTTTGGGGTTTACACGATTATCATAATGACAGAGAAGATGTTCAATACATCAAATGTCAAACTGAACGTGAACTCCTTGCACAGTTTGTTGCGTGGTGGGAAAGTGACCATCCAGACATTATTACTGGTTGGAACACTGAACGATTCGATATTCCCTATCTTTGCAATCGCATCAAATTTGTTATGGGTGAAGACGCAATGAAACGTCTTTCGCCATGGGGTGTTGTGAATGCAAGAACAATCACTGGAGTATATGGTAAGAAAGAACAAGTCTATGACATTCTTGGTGTTGAAGACTTGGATTATCTTCTTCTGTATCGTAAACACACATATGTGAGACAGGAATCTTATCGACTTGACCATATTGCTTTTGCAGAACTTGGCGAACGTAAAGATGAAAATCCATATGAGACATTTCGTGAATGGTATACAAAAGACTATCAGTCTTTCCTAGACTATAACATTCAAGACGTTGAACTCGTAGACAGACTTGATGATAAGATGAAACTTATCGACTTGCACTTGACTATGGCTTATGATGCAAAGGTAAACATCACAGATGCATTTACTTCTGTTAAGTATTGGGATGTTCTTATTTACAATCATCTTCTGAAGAAAAAGGTTGTTATTCCTCAAAAGACAAGAAGTCAATCTAAGAGTGAGAAATATGCTGGTGCATATGTGAAGGAGCCTCAAGTTGGACAACATAATTGGGTTTTGTCTTTTGACTTGAACTCTCTGTATCCACACTTGATTATGCAATACAACATTTCACCAGAGACTTTGTTGCCTCAATATGACCCTAACATTGATGTTGATTATATGCTTGCAACAAAGAAACTCTCTAATCCAGACAATGTAACTTGCACACCAAACGGTGCAATGTTCTCTAAGGACAAACAAGGTTTCTTGCCTGAGATGATGCAGATGATGTATGATGATAGAACCATCTACAAGAAAAAGATGTTGGATGCAAAACAAAAATATGAAGATACAAAAGATCCAAAGTATCTAAAAGATGTATCTCGTTTTCATAACATCCAGATGGCAAGAAAGATTTCATTGAACTCTGCTTATGGTGCGATTGGTAATGAGTGGTTTCGGTATTATGATTTGAGAATTGCAGAAGGTATTACAACGTCTGGGCAACTATCCATTCGCTGGATTGAGAAGTCTCTGAACTTGTATCTAAACAAACTTCTGAAAACTACAGGAGAAGATTATGTTATTGCAAGTGATACGGATTCGGTTTACATTACTTTTGACAAACTGGTTAATAGCGTGCTTGAAAAGAGAAAAGATGAATCGGAGGATAGTTATCGTAGCAGGGCCGTTGACTTCCTTGATCGAGTTGCTCAAGAGAAGATTGAACCTTTTATTGATAAAAGTTATCAGGCTCTTGCTTCGTATGTAAACGCATATGAACAGAAGATGCAGATGGCACGAGAAGTGATTGCAGACAAGGGTATCTGGACTGCAAAGAAAAGATACATCCTTAATGCGTGGGATGTGGAAGGTGTTCGTTATCAGACTCCACAACTCAAGATTATGGGTATTGAGGCAGTCAAATCATCTACGCCTGCACCTTGTCGTGATAAGATTAAAGAGGCACTAAAGATTATCATGTCTGGAACAGAGAAAGAT